ATCAAATTGGCGGAGATAGAGAAATATCAATTTTATCCTCAGAATTCAGAATACTTCAAGTAGTTGCAGAAAGATTTTTTGAAAAATTTGCAAAATTAACTGGAATAGATAAACTTCATGACAAAGAAAAAGTAAGAGATTTAATAACTGCTTATGAAGGAGCTGAAAGAAGTAAAATGAAATTATGTTTAACTGCAGATCAGACAAGATGGGGTCCTAATTTTAATACTTTAATATTTGGTCTATTAGCTACAATGATAATGAATAAAACAACAGAAGCATATTTACCTGCCTTAATTTGTTTCTTATCTGAATTTAAAGTTTTTGAAATGCCTCTATGGTTGCCTAATTTGTTGAATAAATCTGATTATGCTTACACTTTAGTTGGAAGATTAGGTAGAAATCATATGGGTCAAGGTATCTTTCATCAATCTAGTTCTGTTTATCATACAATTATAGTGATGAGTATTAAGTATCATATTTTGGATATATATAACACTTCAGAAATAGGTATTGAATTAAAGGATGTTAACATGAATGTTGAATGCTTTGTAACATCAGATGATTTAGCTATTATAACTTTCCTTTCTGGTGACTTGATTAGAGTAACAGATAGTCAGTGGTTTGAATTAGCTTTAGTATTCCATCAAATTCACATAATGATGTCTAACATATATGGTTTATTAATATTATTTGGAATTAAAACTAGCACATATAAAAATATAATATCTAAAAAAGTTGAATTTAATTCAATACATCTAGGTGATAAATCTATAGCCAGCACAGATCTCAAATTTTGTTATTCATTAATAGATCCAGCTACAACAGGGAATTTTTTGAATGATTTTTATAATACTTATGATGTTTATATAAATGCAAGAAACTCACTTTGTTCACATGAAACATCAACAATAATAGCCAATGCTAATCTTTTAAAACTTTGCAGACAATGGAAAATAAATTTCAAATTCTTGTCATTCCAAAAAGAAGAAGATTTAAAAATGGGACTGCCAAAAATATATACTAAAAATCCTGATAACAAGAATTCATCTGTGTATTTAAGTACTGAATCAAATTTAAGATACAAAACTAGAAAAATGTTGGAAAGTAAAATTAACACTGGAAATGAAATATTAGATCAAATGGTTAAATCTTCATTAAACAAAATCAAAGGAACTAAAGAAAAAACATCATATAGAAGTATATTAACTTTTAGTAAAGATTCAGAATTTGTATTAGACTCTAATTATTTCATGATGAATGAAAGCTTAGGAGAAAGTTATACTTTATTTTTAAAAGAAACATTGAAAGATACTGATCACATCAAAATGATTTTGAATAAATCCTTTCAAACAACATTTGGATGTTATTCTGAAGAACATGAGCTTAAAGAAGGTATTTTTAAAATTATGAGACTCAGAGACCCTATAAACATTAAAGTTGGTATGAAAGAGTTAATATCTAGTCATTACCCTTTGCAGAGATATCTTGGGAATGATAGAGATGAAATTCAATTACATATGTTGAGGAAATATAAAAATTTAGATATAATAAATCCATTGTTTGATTTTGAAAACACAACTTTTATAGAGGCTATGAGCATTTGTGATGAGAAAATTCGAGAATTAGAGCTCAATAGTACATCATTGATTGTTTATAACACAACAGGAGAAACTAAAGATAAATATATCAGATATGTATATTATCCTCCTGCAGAATTAAAATTTTTGAGAAAAGAAATAGAGTTTAAATATTGTGTGAACACTACAGAACTAAAAGACAAATATAGGTACTTTCCTTCCATGTTGACAGATATTTTAAGAATTTCATTCGATTCTAATAAAAA